TAACCAAAAAAGATGACACGTCTTCTTGGAAATTAAAAGAACACCCCACAGCCCCGCTAAAAAAAGAAGGCTATAGAGAAATCCTAGCCGTCATTAGCATTTTTACGTAAGTAAACCTTCCTTTATCAAACTCTAAGATAAAAACAAGGGTTTTTTTGTCTTAAAAGATTTGTATACTTTGTAATGGTTTAGTACCATTACTAATATTATGAACGATAACGTACAAAACCCTTCTCACTATAACAACGACAGCTCTATAGAAGCTATCGATGCAATTGAAGCGAGCATGAGCGAAGAAGAATTTAGAGGGTATCTAAAAGGCTCATTCCAAAAGTATGTTTGGCGATGGGATAAAAAACACACAGACACCAAATTACAAATTGAAGACCTTAAAAAAGCCCAGTGGTTTTTAAATAAACTTATACAGAATGCGGAAACAGAGTCCTAAGACACTCAAAACAATCCGCTTGAGAACGTAAATGTATAAAGAGGTAGAGGGAGAAAAATATGACTGATGCTTTGGTCGCGCAATACGGGTTCTTTATGACTGTCGAAGAATTGGCAGATCTACTCAAGACGAACAAACAAACTGTCTACAACAAGTTATATGACGATAGCCTCGGCATACCACATTGGCGAAACGGAAAACGGTATTTATTTCCGACAGGCGGTGTGGCTGATTACATCGGCTCTCAAATCGTCGCTTAAAAATCTTCTGGGTCTAACTGCGTGTAAATCGACAACGTGTCCCACTTTAAATGACCTGAAATTACTGCGACTTCTGGCACACTGTAGTTCTTTTCTTTGTCCGCAAAGAGACGGCTAATTCCTTCGTGCCTAAGATCGTGAAAAGTTAAATCTTCTTCGGTCGCTTCGCTTCTGACACCAGGAATCGATGGTGCTCTCAGCCCAGATTTAATCGCCACTCTAGCAAACCTGTCTGAAATTGATTCGCTCTTTTTTGGCTTGCCAAACACATGATTGGGCCGTTCTGGCAGTCGCGTTCTGTTACGGGTTACCTTGCCAACCTTCTCATATTCACGCAGTAGCACCTCTCTCACGCCCTCTCGCATAGGTATTATGTCCGTTGGCCCCTTCTTATACCTATCCCATAACCTGCTTTGTATACGGATGGTGCGCCGTTCAAAATCAACATCATCCCAAGTTAACCGATGAATTTCGCCCTGCCGCATACAACTCTCAACAGCAAACTCGATCATAGGGCTTAGCCAATTGTTCCCAGACTCAGAATTATGCTGCCTGCCTACTCCAGCCATCAGCGTTTCCCACTCGCCCTTTCGCAACCGCCTAGTACGACGCTTGCTACCAGCAATCATCTTCAACGACCCAAGTGCAGGCTTGGTTACCTCTACTGGATTAGCAGCTATTGGTAACTCCCAAAACACAATCCCATAAGCAATGACTTGTTTTAGGTACGACATATCTTTCTGTAATGTCGAAGCCCCAACAGTCTTTCGGCGGCGTTTGCCGTAGGCAAGCAAGTACTTGGGAGTTAAATCTTTAAGCGTGTCACTTTCAAACTCACGGGCCATGCGGCGTAGACTAGAGAGCTTAGACCCTAGTACTGGGGCAGTGTCCTCTAGCTCTTTGATGTAGTTGTGGATTAAGTCTGACAGTCTATGGCTGATTACTTCTTTGTCATCGATGAACGTACCGTCGTCCATCTGCATCTCAACCTTCCTAGCCCAAGCCTTAGCTGCTGACTTTGTTTTGAAGGTTTTTGTCTTACGTGGGTAACCCGCTTTGCGAACTATTGCTCGTATGTTCCCTGCTCGTGGCTCAAAGTTTGCCATATCACTGCCCCATCACTGCCCCATGAGCTTGGACTATAATATAATAAACAATAGAATCATAGACTTACAAAGCACGCGGAGAGAATCCCTCTCTCTCCGCCATTCAATATATTTCCCTTATAAATCAGTAACTTACGAAGACCAAGGGGTCAATGGGGCAGTATTTTAAGTATATGATTTTATTAGGTTTTATAATCTAGCCTAAACTGGACTGCCCCAATGGGGCACTTTTACTGCCGCCTTGTACACACACCAACTACCCAACATTTAGTCCACACTCATTGTTGGGTCTCATAAGAGAAAGACAATGAAAAAACCAATCGAACAAGCAGTCAGTGAATACCGCGAAGCGCTTCTGACAATCACAGAAGACGCGCAGGATTCAATCGAACCGCATGTAGCTGTAGTCACTGGCATTCAGTTTTTTAGCCAATTGGCTTTTGATATGGCTCCATCAGAAGAAAAAGCGCGTGAGGTAATAGCAGTAGGTATTGATTTCGCCTACGAAGATTATAAGGAGCAAGAAGCATGAAAGAGGTAACCCACTTCAACCTGAAATTTAGTGTAGACACCAGCGATTGGTATGACGATTCAGACGCTGATCACTGCGCAGATTTGATTGAGACAATGATTGGCGAATGGGACGAACCAACAACGCGCCACAACCATCAAATTTTATTGGATGTAGCTTCAGAGCTAATAGATTTCGACGCGCCGCAGGTAGTCGCAATCAGTGACCAAGTATCGGTGTGCGCCCACAAGATTCTTTCAGAGTACGAGGGGCCAGTAACCACAGGACACAACGCCTTTTTAACGGCCTACTAAGCAACTGAGTCGAAGACCCACTTCTACTGCCGCCTTCTCGGACGGTGACTGGCCTTCCTCACAGTGCTGGTTTTCTTAGCTATTTTCTTGGGCTGTGCTGAAAACTGCTTACCTTTCTTTGTGTCTTCCCGCTTCTTACGGGTAGTAGCAGCGTACTCCTTGTCTGATAGAGCCGCTCTAGCCTTCTTCGGGAGATACCTTTCACCTGTTGCCTTCTTTCCTTGTGTTGAATTCTTACCAGACTTCGTACCCCAGTCTTCTTTAGCCCATTTGGACAACTTGTTTGTTTTCTTTTTTGCCCCAGAGTAAGTGCCGCCCATCGCCTTATACTTTTTAACAGCCAGTTGCATTGCACGAGCTGAATGCTTACCGCCCATTTGCGCTTTAGCTTGAGCCTTTGCCTTGGCCCACTTCTCAGGATCTCTTTTTACTGCTGTACCAGTTGTCATTTACTTACCCACCTTTTTCAAAGCAGCTTTATGCGCTTGAGTAAATGTCTTGCCGCTTTTCATCGCCCTACGCATCTCAGTCATGTGCTTTTTTGAGTGATGTTCAGCATGACGTTTCATTGCTGTTTGCTGCCTAGCCGTTAACGCAGCTTTCATTTGACTCTTCTTTTTACAACTTTCTTCTTGGCCTTTGGCTTTTCATTTAAAACACATTTCTTTTTTACGTGCATATCGATCTCCTACGTTAGCCGCATTAAAAGAAGCCCGACTGCCAGCGGCACAACAATCAAGCAAATTAATACAATGAGTCCAAGCTGACGCAGCTCTTTGTTACGCGCAGCTCTCTGCCTTACTAACCTCGCAATCTCATCTTGTTTAGCCTTTCGAGCGTTTGCCATTTCCTGCATACACTCTTGGTAGAGATGCCCGTTACCCGAAACTATGAACAGGTCTTTTACCTCCTGCATCGTTTCTTGAATCTGCTTACGAGCTAATGCGGCTTTGACAGCATCAGCTTCAGATAACCCACCAGCGTTTTGGGCTTTGGCAAGCTCTACTTCTGCTCCACCTAATTTCCCAAGGAAGACCCCTATCGTGGACAAGTCATCAGCTGCACCAGCAGCTTGCTTAATAGCTGCTGTTGCCATGTTCACACCTGCAACAATTGCACTTATCTCAGCAATCATTTTGGTATGTCGGGGAACGTAACCTCTTCGATAGTTGTGGCATGAGAGAAATCATCCGTGAGGTCTCTCAGTGTTTGGCGATACATCTGCCAAGCACTTCTTTGTTCTGCGGTAAGCGGTGAATCTGTAACCTGTGTCCAGTCGCTACTACTAAGAGCAGCGTCTCTATTTTGACGAACTTCTAACATCACCCGCGCAGTTTTCTCTTCGTCAGTTAAATCAGGTTTAGCTACAACCTCACCATCAACAATGCGTTGCGTTGCATCATCCGCAACACCTTCCATTATCAACTCATCGCCACTGCGCTGAAGAGCAAACACCTCGTCAGGGCAAGTGCCGGTGCGTAAAATCACTCCATTAGAAGAATAAATAATAAACCGCTTCATTTCTTAGTTTCCAACGTGCGTAAGTAAGCGTTACTTACTAAAAGATTGCTGCTACCCAAAGCGCCTGGGTAGATCTTTAAATAATAAGTATGCGTAGCTGCCGAAGGAGTTTCTGAAAAAAGAAACGCCTGCACTGCACCGTTCGTTCCAGGAATATAAAAATTCCCAGAATTAAAAATCTGAATAGAACCGCGATAAAGTGCAAAAAACGCCAATCGACCACTGCTTCCCGTTGAACTTCTTGCCCTAAAACCCATTGCTATTTCTATAGGCGCTCCAGTTGCAGCATGAGTGACAGTCTGGACAGTCTGCCAACCACCGCCCTGAGAAAGAGTTTGATCGGCTACTGTAATATTGCTAACAGGAAAAGTTACAGCTTGGTCTTGAATTTTAAGTGTCGAAACCGCTAAGTTTTGGATCTTCGCGTTAGTAACCGCTAAG